TCTTCACGTAGTTGCCGTTTTACCATTTTATTTTTCTAGAGAAGTGGCAGAGTGGTCGATTGCGGCGGTCTTGAAAACCGCTGACTGTAACAGGTCCGGGGGTTCGAATCCCTCCTTCTCTGCGAATAAGATTAGCAGATTGCCCGCCGGGAACACCGGCGGGCTTTTTTGTGCCCTACGCCCACCTAAAAGCCTTTAGCGCGCTAGGGAGCGCATTCTATTGAACTCGCACGTTCACTCGCACTTCACAAATTGGGGTTACACGCCCTGTTTTGCTGCAACTGCTACTAATACTATTAGTATCACTGAGACCTGAGCTTGCCAACGTTATGAGGCAGCCAGGCCGCTCTATGCTACTTCGCCACTACATGACCCTGCTCTTTTGGTTTCGCAAAAACACCCGCGCCCTCGAACGCCCCGGCACCATTCAGTGCCGGGTAACAGTCGATAAGGCCGAGTATAATTTCAGCACGGGCGTGTATGCGCAGAAAAATGATTGGGATGCGCCGCGCCAATTAGTACGGGGCCGAACGGATGAAGTCAAGGTGGCCAATCAGCGCCTCACCCAGCTGGCCACGGGCCTGCGCGAAGCCTTCAATATTCTGGAGCGCGAAGGCTCCTACATCACGCCCGAAAAGGTAGTAGTGCGTTTTCAGGCCCCGCAGCGCCGTACTGCCTCGCTACTTGAAGTGGCTGGCCGCTACCTCGCTGCTCGCACCGCCCAGGCTGAGAGCAGCCAGATTACCAAGGCCACCCGCGAGGCAGACGGCGTGCGCCTGGCCCGGCTTGAGGCTTGGCTAACAGACACGAATAACTTGCAGATGCGGCCGGCCGAAATGAGCATTCGCCGCGCAGAGCAGTTGCTGGAGCATCTACGCTCAGACGGCAAAAGCCAGAACTATGCCCTTAAGGTGCTCGACGCGGTGGGAGCGGTGCTAAAATGGGCAGTCAGGCATGAGCTACTCGACCGCAATCCGATGGAGGGCTTTTCAGCTAAGAAAGAACCGCCTAAGCCCGCCGTCTTCCTTACACCTGCCGACTTAGTAAAGCTATGGTACTACGACTTTGAAGCAGCGGGGCTGAGAAAAGCTGCTGACATGTTTCTTTTCCAATGTTTTACAGGCCTGTCCTGGCAGGACGCTACCAATTTTCGCGCCTCGGAGCACGTCGTGCCCCAACCATCTGGTGGGCTACTCATTCGCATTGCCCGCCAGAAAACGGGCACTGTCACTATGATACCCTTCTTTGCGCCGGCTATTGAGCTACTGGCTCGTTACGGCGGCGAGCGGTTGCCGATGCCCAGCAATGAATACCAAAACCGGGCCCTGAAGCAAATCGGTTACCTCTGCGGTTTCTCGCAGCACCTCACTACCCACGTGGGGCGAAAAACGGCGGGCATGGTGCTGCTGCAAGACGGGGTGCCTATGACGATAGTAAGCGCCGTGCTCGGGCATCGCTCGGTTTCCATTACGCAAAGCACCTACGCCAGCGTGCTGCCCGACACGGTGCACTCAGAACTGAGTAAGGTGTATGGGCTGGAAGTGCTGGGTATGAGTCAGCAGCGCAAGCCCTTTCTGCGAGAATTTACCGAGCGCCTGCTGGCTGCGTAATTTCGCCCAGAGCCCCAAATGCTAACCGCCCCCGTGCCTGCTGGCGCGGGGGCGGTTTGTTGGCAGTCCGCTGTTTCTGCGGAATAAACCCTAGGTTAGCAACGCTTCCAGCGCCGCGAGCGGACGGCGGGCGGGGCGCATTACAGAAACTGGTAGTCGTTCGTAAGTGGCATGTAGCCGTATTTGCCAAGCGTTGGGTAGAAGCTGTCGAGCAGGCTGGCCGTAGCGGCGGTCTGGCCACTGAGCACCTGCGGCAGCGTGTTGCGGTGGCGGCCAGCCTCCAGGCTCACGGCCGGGGCCTTGAGGCTGGGGCGGGTAGCCCACCAAGCTTTGAGGTGCGCGACTTCGGTGGCGAGGTCGCGGGGTTGCGGATTTTCCATTATACTTGTGGCCTCAATCGGCCCGGTTAGGATTCAATCGAACCAGTTGGAACTAGAACCGCCACCAGTAGCCGCTGGTGGCGGTTTTTGGTTTAATATTCAATAGCTTTCGATTGCTCGTCGTGATAGGCGGCCGCCAACTTTGCCAGTTCCGGCGTCAGCACTACTGCGCCATTGCCATGCTGGCGAACCTCGCCAAAATTGCCACCTAAGCCAGCGGCGGGCAAGGAATCATATTCGCCTCGATAACCGGCAAATGGTACGTTCGCTGCATTAGCCCAGGCGGCCGGGGCCTCAAATTGCAGGCAGGTTGAACCATCAACAAAAGACAAATCCAAGATAGCCCGCTGCTCGTCGGCATAGAGCCGGGCTGTAAACGCCGCCACAATACGTTCACCGAACGCGTTGCTGTACGGAACAGCAACGCGCAGTTGCTTCCAGTCGGCCGCCAAGCCAGCGGCGTGATTACGATAGCCGCACTCAGTATCCAGCTTACTGAGTCCGTCAATGTTCAGCGTGAGCAAGTCCTGCTGGCTAGCAGGATTTTCAACTATTTCGCGCTCCTGGCAATAGCGGTAGTGCCTCGGCGAGGCAAAGGTTGCCTTGCAATAGCTCTTGCTGTGCGCCGGATGGGATACGCGCTGACCCGCTTCGCACAACCAAATTAAGTCGCTGCTGCCAGTCGGTAGCGCTTCCACGCTAGCGTTACTGCCAGCCTGCCATTCTCGAACTACTTTCCAGCCGCCATCCGGCAAGGCAACCGAGCTGCCGGGCTGATTATGAAACCATGCGTAAAATTGCGGATAGGTTACGTTTTCCAGCGTTGGCGAATGCGTAGCGAGGCTGGCATTCGGCTCGTTAAAGGCGTAAACATCGAATTGGCCTTGGAAGGCGGGTTGCAGCATTATTTTCATACTTGCTTCGCTGGTAGCCGCCAGCGAGCCGGGGATTGTGAAAGGTATTCCGACTGGTTCGATTAAGGCCGCTGGTGGCGGTTTCTGGTTTTAGGCTACTTCAAACTCGTTGGTGCCACGTACTAGGTAAGTCGTTGAGCCATTCACTTGAATTTCAGCACCAACCAAATACTCGCCTTCCCAAATTAATTTAGCCCAGGGGTTTTTCTTAATATTGTATTGTTCGGCAATATCCTTTGCCACAATAATGTAAGCGTGCTTTGGGGTTCCGGTTAGGGTAAACATGACATCTCGCTGGTAGCCGCCAGCGCGGGGTCTTGGGGTGAGTCGAGTGCGATAGTGCGTTCGACATGACAAATATACGAACGTTAGTTGAAGTTGTATGCGTTTTGCATAATAATTTTCAATAAATATTTTGGTGCGCAAGTAGCGGCGCACAAAAAAGCCCCGGCCGTGTGGTCGGGGCTTTTGAGAGCTAGGTCAGCAGCTCCGGATAATGTCGCCACTCCCGCACGACGGGCCCGGTGCGGGCGAGCGTCCACACCTCGCCTTCGGGCAGGCTAGTTAGCAGGTGAATGCGGTCAGCCTCTATCACGTTGCGGTCACCGGCTTCGCGCAAGGCATTTTCCAGCTTGTATTCACCTTGCCTCAAATGCCAGATGCGCTCAGTGTAGCTTCCTTTCAACAGGCGGCAATCCATGCGAGTCGGGTGGTCGTGCGGGGCGCCGCTATCGGCCTCAGTAAGGTGGTGCAGGTGCAGCCACTCGTCGCCATCCGGGCCGAGCGTGTACTTGGTGAGCGGGCCGTACTGGCGTATTTCTACCGGCGCCAGGGGCCACAGGTGCGGCGGTAGCAGCGCTTGTAGCTGGTCGGCGTGGGTGGTGAGCAGGGCGGCGAGGTGCGGGTCGTGAGTCATAACGGCTTGCGTAAGAAGGAATAGAACGGTTCGAATGCCACCCGGCGCAGCGCCACCGGCAGCAGCGCCCACCAGCCCATTGCTGGCCAGCCGGCCAGCAGAAAGGCCGCATCGGCGCAGGCCCATGTCGCAAAGCCGAAAAAGTGCCAGCTATCGGTGAGAAACACCAGCACCGTGGTGGCGCCGGGAAAGCGGGCGCCCTGCGCGGGGTCGCTGTTCTTGTACTTGAGCTGCCAGCTATCCAGGCGCCACCAGGCGCCGCGCTGCGCAAGCCGCGAGGAGCCGTGCGCCACGGCGTCCCGCACGGCCCGCGCAAGGCCCGCCAGCGCCAGCAGGCAGCCACTGAGCGCCAGCAGTAGCGGGGTGGCGGGGGTGGGAAATATTGTTGCGTAAAGCATTGTTATTTAAGCGTTTGTGTTGTATCTTAGGGGCATGAAAACCCTCACTGAACACCCACCGCTTACCTATATAATCGACATGGGCAAGCGTAAGTGGATGCCGCCTATTTTCGATGGGAAGCGTGACATCCCTGGCACTAAAAAAGCGCTTCGCCGCCTGTGGGCTTCTCGCATCAATGGCAGCAACGCGTGGTTGTGCTGCCTTCACCTTCAATCAGCTAACTAGTATGCTTATTCGTTCTAGCCCGCCCCGCCCGTAGCCTCAGCAGCGGGCGGGGCGGGGGCTACTTCGGGCGGGCCAGCGCGGCGCGGATGATGCCGATAACCCACAGCAGCAGGTAGAGGCCGAGCGGGGCGTATCCGTAGGCGGCGTAGCGGGGCCAGATGAGGTTGATGGCAAAGCCGATGATGAGCAGGGCGGCCACTAGGCCTAGTGAGATTTTTTTCATGGGGTTATGTTTTTTTAGAGACAAGGCACTCGTTTTAGCACTACTTCATGGTGCGCCAAGCCAAAAGTTCGGTATGGGGTGGATCGGGAAATTTGGTCCAGTACTGCCCTTGGCTTATGGCCACGGCGAGCTTAGCAGCCGCTCGCTTTACATAGGCGGCGAAGGCAGCGTAGGGCGGATTGCTCCAATCAATGGACCCATCGGGCTTCATCATCTGCACGTCGAATGCACGCGCTGGCAGGAACCCATGTGGGGACTGCCCCGGCTTCGCGTTCGTGATTTTTTTCCCCGCCTCGACTGGGCCGATTGGATTAAGCCCCGCAATGTGACGGAGCCGGTTGATTTCAGCTATCGGCTGGCGGCCTTGCGCGAAATACGCGGCCTGCACGTTGCCCGGGCGGCTGGTTTCCCCAAGCCGCGGCCGCAGCCCGCCCGGGTGGTCCGCAATGTAGGCGGCCTTCGCTTCGGTGTACACCCGCGCTAGGTCGGGGTGCAGGTCTTCAATGCGGTTAGAGGTTGGCATAACTAGACAGCAGTAAAGCGTTTATATCCTCGCACGCACGCGTAGCCCACCAGGCCCGCCAGCAGCACGTAGAGCCACCAGGGCCACCCGGCCTTTTGAGTCGTCGCCGTAGCCGTAGCCCCCGCCCCGGTAGCAGCCGCCCCACCCCGCTGCCCTGCCTTGGTGTTATCGACCGCATCCCCGGCCGCCGTAGCCACCGGCGCGTCGGGCTTGGTGAGAGTGGTGGCGCCCGCACCGGCCGCGGCTTTCTTGCCTGCCGTGTTGGTGGTGACGGTGGTGGGGCCGTAGTAGACTGATACTGTGGACTTTTTGCCGATGCTGGTGGGCAAAGCGTGAAATTCCCGCTTTGCTTTGCGGCCTAGTGCCTTATCCAGCAGCGAGCGGTGCGGCTGCACCACCACGCTGTCGGGGGTGCGCTGCGTGAGCTGGCCCGGCGCGCAGGGCGTGCCCTCGTTGCGGCTGTAGTCGCGTTGCGGCTCGGTGGCGGCGGGGCGGGTGGCGCGGCAGCCAGTGAGGGCGGCGGCAATGACCCAGCCCACCAGTACATATAATAGGAGTCGTTTCATTTGGGAAGGGTGGCGTACCACATTAGGAGAATCACGATAGTATGCGCATATTGGTCGAGGCCAAATACCATCCAGTGAACCACATTTGCAGGGCTTTGAAGGCTAGCATACCTAGCATTTAGGCGGCCTTTTAGCACATCAATTCCAGCGTGTGACCACGTCTGGCAGAGCGCCAGCATAATGGCTAGTATATGGTCCACTCCCAAGCAAATCATGGCTACTCCCATTAGTGCCCCGTGCATAACCCCATGTGCTAGGATGGGTGTGAACGGGCGGCCAAAGCGCTTGGCAGCTAATATCTTTCGGTCGGAGAGTGGCGTGTAATCGGCTAAGAAGTGACAGAAGAAAAGGGCTAGGAGTAGCTTCATGGCTTCTTAGGTAGTGGCTGAGCTTGCGCCCGTTTCTTGTTTGCTTGGCGGGATTCCGGTTTCTTCTGCATCGGGTGGTGGGGGCGGAGGTGGGCCGGCCGGAGGCTCGCTGGCCCCCATGACGGGCAAGCCGGTGCCGGAAGTCTGGCGGGCCTTGATGTATTGCAAGCCGCCCGAGTAGGCCAGCAGCGCGTACATGGGCTCGGCGGTTAAATCCTTGTCGCCTCGGAACTTGAGGTAAGCCATCACGGTACCCCAGGCCAGCGCCCCGGCAAAGGCCATGGCCTTGAAGAAGTCCCGCGCTACCGTATGCCCGGTCTTGGGGTCTTTGGTGATGTCAGCCCAGATGCTCATTCCTTGATATTCTTGATGGCCTGTAGTATCTCGCTCTTGTTGCTGCGCATGTCTTCGCGTATTTCTGCCTTCAGGTCTCGCTGCCCCTGCTTGATATCATTAATTTGCAGGGTCAGGTTATCCAGCTTACTTTCCATCTTGTCCACCCGCCCGGGCATGGTTTCGAGGCCGTGCACTTTCTCGCGAAGCGTCTCGATACTAGCACGGAACTCGCCTTTGAGCTCGACCCGCGTGCGCTCGTATTCATGCAGAGTGTTATGCTGGTTCATGACTTCCGCCGCGAGGAGTTTATGCTTGCTTTCTGCCGCCTCAAAGCGCTCGCGTAGCGCCTCAATATCCATGATTTGCGCACTAGCCGCTTCTAGCGCGCTAAGGCGCTCCGAGAGCGCCGCCTCGCGTTGGCGGCGGCCGGCGGTGAACCAAGCGATGACCTTTTCCAAGTTGCTGGCGCTGCTCACAATCCAGAGCAGCACGAAGACCAGCACCGCAAGCGCCGTTGCCACCTGAGTGGCCGAGAGCGCCGCATTAGGCATTTGCAGAAAAAAAAGAAGGGGCAAGGGCATGAGGTGGGTTAGTCAGCCAAGGGCCATAATCAGGGGCGAAAAGAGGCGGGCAACTGCGAGAAAATCCAGTAGGTGAGCGCTATCGCCAGCAGGCAGAGCACGTAGCGGCGCAGCTCAGGCATAGCGATTGAAAGGCGGCCGGTCGGCGGCGGCCATGTGGTAGCGCAGCATCTGAGCTAGCACCAGCGGCTGCTCCAGTTGCGCGGCGAAGGCGTCGCCTTGCCGTAGCAGGGTTTCGGGTGCGTCGGCAAGCGAGGCCAGCGGCTCACCTAGCGCGCCATCGGCCAGCAGCGGCCGCCACACGGTGAGCGGCTGGCCGATGGTAGGCGGCAGTATCTCCTTGTAATACAGCACTTCGCCGTGGCGCGGGTCGGTCGGGTCGGCGGGGTTGACGTACACGGCGCAGTTGTTGTTGGCGTGCAGGTACACCGGCTCGGGCTTGAGGCCACGGGCGTTGGCAGGAACCGGCTCAGCTAGCTCACCCTCCACCAGGCTGTACCAGCGCACGCGGGTTTTCACAAGCAGGCTCAGTTCGTGCGTCAACTCATGCCACTCGACCGCGAAGCCGGCGAGCTCGGCCACCTGACCGAGTTTTTGGTCGCCGAAAACACGGTCAGTCACACGCTGCGCGATAGGCTGGCGAAGGAAAGGAAGCTCAGGCATAGCAATGGAATTAGAGGAGTACTCTGGCGCTGTCATTCGCCCAGGTCGCGCGCCCGCCGAGCGTGCCGCGGTTGCGCGCCGGGCCAGTGGATTCGTTGAAGTCGAGGTGCACAATCAGCTGGCCGGCCCGGGTGATTTTCAGGTAGTCCAAATCCATGTTTGGCTGGTAGGTGGACGTATTGCCGAAGCCAATCGAGAGGATGCCGCCGCGCGTGTTGACAAGGCCCAGCACAATATTCTCGCTATAGGCCAGGGCGCCATTGAGATAGCCGCGCAGCGTGGTGCCATCATAAGCGTATCTCACTATGTGGAAAGCGCCCATCGGGGCACTCACTGGCAACTCCTTGTAAATCAGGCCGCCGCTGGCATTGTACTGAAAGCTGTCGAACGCGAACCGGCCGGAGCTGCCTTGGTAGAAAATCGAATACTCAGCTGAAGAGCCGGCCAGCCGCGCAAAAATTGCCTGGTAGTCGTCTGGGCTCGGGGCATTGATACACACGCGAAGCTCGATTTCCCACGCGCTGGGCAAATACAAGTCATCCGGCCCGAAGCCCTGGCTGTCGTCGGTTGAGAGGTCGCCGTGCGCCACTACCCCGGTCGTATTGTCGAGGTGCAACGCGCGGTTGACACGGCGGGCGCTGGCTAGCAGCGCATAGAAATAGCGCTTATCCATTACTGCGTGATACAATACTGAATGATGCCATCCACCCGCACGCAGAAGGAGTAAGTGTTTTCGAGCGTTGCGTCAAACTGGCCGCCACCGGTCAGCTTGAACCCAGCTGGCACATTGATTTCGGTAGCACCAACGGCTAGAATCAGCTGAAAGCAGACGTCCACCTGCGCCCCGGTGGCGTCCAGCGTGTAGGTACCGTTGGTGATAAGTGGCCAGTGGCGCTCCTTGTCGAATTTTACAGCCCGGCCAGTGCCGACCTCCACTCCCGTGCTCTCCACAATAATCGTGGTGGCGGGGTGGGGCTGGTAGCCGATGTCGAAGGCGCTGCCGTTGCGCAGCACCACCTTGCCGCCAGGCTCGCCGGTCGTGGCCGGGCCGCCGGTCAGGGTCGGAAATTGCGACTGCCCAAAATCCACCATCTGCACATCAGACAGGATAACCGTTGCCTGTTCGCTGCTCTGAAAATTGATACGCGCCGCCACCTTGCCGCCGAAGACGGTGAAAAAATTCTTGCTGGCATCAGCGTCTGGCGAGAACGGCGCGATGCGGCCGTTGTAGAGTAGCCGATTATTCCGAATTTCCGCACCCGGCCCGGCCCGCAGCGGCCAGTCGCTCAGGTCCACCGGCCAGCCTTGCACATCCAGAATAGTGCCGGCCGCCAAGGTCACGAAGCTAGTGAGCTCGGCGGGCCGGTTCAGAAACGTGAGGGAGCCTGGGCCACCGCCGTTCGTCCAATCGGTGGCCTCGGTAATGGTGGTTGCGTCGAACTTTTCGCTGCCATCAGCGCGGCGGCACACGAAAGCCGGCGCGTTGGTGTAGCTGAGCCTGAGCGGGTCGGCCGCCGGCACAAACTTGCACGGATTGCGCAGGCCGGTGAAGCTGGCATCTACATACGCCAGGTGAGTCGGGTCGATCGGCGCCGGGTCGTACACGCATACCAATTCCTGGTAGCGAAATGACTCGGCGGCGCTAGCGCGGTAGAACTCTATCTTCACCACCGTGAACGCGCAGCAGGTGCGCCAGTCGAGGTCGGTTTCAAAGCAGGCCCCGCCGGACGCGTCGGCATCGCGGTCAGCTTTGCGGAAGAAGCGGAACTCCTTGAGCAGGCTTTTGCTGGCGTTTGGCCCCGCGCCGGCGCCCAGGTAGGCGGCAAGCTGCTCCGTGGTCAGTCGGCGCGTAACGTAGGCATTCGCCACTGGCCCCGCCAGCACCTCCACCTCAAATAGGCCACCTGGCAGTTGGACCACCGGGCTGGCAATCTGGTTTAGGTCAGATATAGTAACTCCTTTGACAGCCATGCCCCGAAGTTCCGGCCAGATACAGGCCAGCCGGGAACGTTGGCGGGGAAAAGCGGGGAAAGCTAGATGTGCCGCACGCGCACCTGTCCGTCCTGGGTTGTGCGCACCACGGGCGTAAAGAAGCCCCGCTTGTACTCGTAAACTTGGTGAATTACGCGGGCACCTTCCGGCAGTTCTATCAATGGGTCGGGGGCATCGGCACCAGCGCCAATTTCAATGAGACTTACCTCCGTGGTTGCCAGGCGCAGGTTCCAGCTGGTGGCACCTACACCGAAGCGGTGGCCGGGTACATCGAACGGCGTATCTACACTGTCGAGCAGTAACGGGCCAGCGTGGCCATGGTGGCTGATGATGCCCGTAAGAAGTCGGCTCGGCCCCGTGCGCAGGGCCAGCGCATCGTAGACGTTGCTCTCAAATAATGGCGCGGGCCTCAGGTCGATAGCCCGGGCCCAGGCGGTCGTCAGGCTGCCATCAGCTAATGCTACGGCCCGACTGAAGGCATGGCGGTTGCCTTCAAAGAGGCCGGCCTGAATCGGCACGTCGGGATGATAGACGTCGAGCACCTCAGTAGGGCGTATGGTGCCGGCTGAGCCATCGGCGCGAAAATTATCCTCGCTGTCCCATGTGGCTTGCTGTGGGCGCAACTCAATCCCGATTTCCGAAACCAGGAAGGTGCCGCGCAGAGCCATTATGTCAATAGGCTGCCAGTACTCATCGGCAATATCCGCACGTAGCACATAAGCATAATCATCGTTGCTGGTGGGGGCCAGCGGCGGCGGGGGCGAAGGAATATAAAGGTCGCGCTTAGCCAGGTAGTATTCGCCATTGTAGGTGATATAGGTGCCAGCATACGTGGTGTAGGCCGCATCATACTGCCGGGTGCCCAACGGCAGCTGGCCGGGTGGGATGGCCGCGCCTGGGCTCACGGGAGCGAACAGGTCCTGTTTGGCCTGATAAAGGCTCACGTAGCCCGCCGTTGCTTGGTAACGGATAATTTCCCCCGTCTTATAAGCGCGCATCGGGTCGTACTGAATAATAGCCACTTCCCCATCTTTGGCTAGCGGCTGCCAGGGATAGGCCCACAGCACGGCCGTTTGCGTGCCGGCGGGCAAGGGGGGGAGGGGTAGCGTAATAGTAGCAGCTTTAGCGGCCTGCTTGGCAGCGAGCGGCACCTGCACCAGCAACGGGGCCGCGAGCGGCTGGCCGTCGAGCACCAGCACCAGCCGCAGGCTGGCCATGGCAGCCGAGTCGGCGGCGGCGGCCCCGTTGGGCAGGTAGGTAGTGGCTAGCAGCTGCGCCGTCACGTTCAGGTAGGCCGGGCAGCCCTCGGGCATGGCCACCAGGGGCAGCGCGGGGCTAACCAGATAACGCTCATCGCTGATACCAGCTAGCCGCGGCCATTTGCTTTGGTAGTCAGTACCTTTTTCGCCCCCCTGCACCAGTACCAGCGGGAAGCTATCCGATGTGCCAGCCCGCCAGCCCGCAATGGGGCGCAGGCGGCTGCCGTCGGCTAACCAGCTGTTCTTGTCTGAAAACACCTCGCCAGCCGGAAACGCATTTTTCAGCCAGCCCACGTCCGTCTTGCCAGTGAGTGATTTCCACCCCGGCCGCACCTGCTGCTGTTGATTGGCCGTGCGCCAGCCCCACACGGTACCCGGGCGGGCCAGCGGCTTGATGGTACCGGTCGGCGCGGTGGCTTTCAGGGTGCCGACGGGCGTGCCAGCGGGTCGATACGCCCGGCCGGGGGCGTCGTCAAGCGCTTCTAGCAAACTGCGCACCTGCCAGGTGCCTTCGCGCTGGCAGAGCGTGCCGCCCAGTGCCTGGCTCAGCGCATCAAGCCCCGTGCGCATGTCCTGCGCCTCCTGCTTGCTGTCCTGCCAGTAGCCGTTGCGCTCGGTGGTGGCGGCCCGCTCAGGCGCATCGGCGTCACTCATCTCGGTGCTGCGCCGGTTGACGAAAAGCTGCACGGGCAAGGAAATATCGCAACGCGAAAGCACGTGCAGCACCGTATTGAGTAGCGGCCGGCGGCCCTGCAGGCGCTGGCTGATGTGGCCCAGGAAGTCAACCTCTTTGAGGCCGGCCAGGCCGTCGGTGGCGGTGAGTGGAATGGGCACCAGCCCGCTGAGCAGCGGGGCGTTGTAAATATCGGGCTGCACGTAGCCCCGAAAGGCGAGCTTGCCGGCGCTGTAGACGTCGCACCGGCACGCCCGGTCATCGTTGACCACAATTTCCTCAAGCGAGCTGGCCAGCACCCGAAAACGCATCTTGCAGCTGGTGCCTACGACCGGCGGCACATCACCTTGCCCACCGAGCGTTCCGGTGAGCGCATCGGTTTCGATGAGCACCGGCTCGTTGCCATCACCCTTGATTTCCTCGACTACCCCTGCGTAATCGCGCAGCCAGAGCTCCACCCGCTGCGGCACGCCTTTAGGGTCGGCAAAGTCGCGCTGCCAGCGCAGGCCGTAGCGCAGTTTCAGGCTGAACGGCACTTTCAGCCCGTTACAGTCCACTTCGTAATCGCCGGCAGCCAGGCCGTCAAAACTGCCCGTATCATTGGTTTGCGGGGCAATGGCCGCCCCGCCGGCTGTGCCGGTGAGCGTGAAGGTGGTGGCATCCGTGCTATTTACTTCAACCAGCGCCCCACCGTTTTGCTCGGCTTTTGTGTCGGGGTGAAAGAGGATGAGGTTATCAAGGCTAGCTGAGCCGCCGGCCTTGGGCGTCGTATCTTCAAAATAGATGTCTACCCCTACTCGGGTGCGCACAATGCGAAACGTAACCCCATCGGCCAACAGGTAGCCATCGACAAGGGAGTCAGCCGGCATATTGTAATCGCTGTCGCCTGGGTCGCTGTCTTCGTAATCGTAGTATTCGACGGCTTTGGTCACGTAGTTCCAAATGGCCCGGGTGCCCCGCCCGCTGCTCATGCCATCGCCGCGGTGCACATCCTGCAATAATTCACCGTACGGCACGCCAGTGGGCGCGCCTAGCACCACCTCCAGCAAGCGGGTGCTCTCGCAGCCGGCTGCATCCTTGGTGTGGACTACGTAGGGGGAAATGGCCGTGTCGAGGTTGAACACCTCCAGCGGTAACTGCCCCGTTTTGCGCGTAGCACTAGCCACAATAGCCCCGTTTTTATCTAGTACCGTAAACTGGTAAGGGGGCACGCCGTTTTGACCGAAAACTTTCACATAGCCGTCGGGTGGCCCAATTGGGTTGCTACCGGTATCAACGGTGCGCAGGCCTCGGGCGGGCGTAAGCAGCGCCGGCCGGATGGTGCAAATCTGGGCCCCACGAGCGCCACGGGTGTTTACGCGGCCGTCCCCTGCATACGCTACCACCCGCACCTTACCGGCGCGCACTACCCAACGGTCAACCTCAGCACCAAGGGCCAGCTCGAATGGGGTGCCACTGTCAACCGGCTCCTGGGTAAAGTGGTAGGTGCGTGCCACCGTGTCCCAGTACTGCTCCAGGCATAGAAGTGGCTGGCCCGTGGTGTCGGGGTTGGGTAGCAGCTGGCGGCGAAGGAGTACGTACATGCCCCGAAGTTCCGGCTAGCCCTAGATGGGCATGGGCTGATGGCGGGGAAAAGCGGGGAAAGCAGTTAGCTTCGGGGCATGAAAAAGGACTTACTACTTGCCGCCTTTCTGCTGAGTGCTGTCCCTACCTTGGCCCAGACGGCTTCCAACATTGCTACACCTGAAGCAGCAGGTAGCATTGAGGCGTTAGATGCTAAAAATGGCTTTCGCAAACTCAAGTTTGGTACCCCGCTGGCTGAGTTGCCAACCATGCAAAAACGGCGCGGATTTTACATGGATCCGATGGAGCGACAGGTAGTAAACGACGTTCCCCTTAGCAAGCTTCAGTTCATCTTCTTTGAAGATAAATTGTGCAGTGTAGAAATGGCCACCTCAGGGGTAAATGAGCCCACTCGCCTATTTAACAGCTTCGTAGCACTCTATGGCCCACCACAAACGCTCAACGACAGCAAGTGGGTGTGGGCAGGGCAGAAGGTGACCGTCACCTTTACGCAACGCATGTTGGTGGCGAACTCTGGTTACCTAGGAGTGCCAGTAAAGGCTGCCCTAGTTACCATCGACACCAACGAGGCGCTAGCCCGCCGTAAAATTCGGGAGAAAGAGAAGTTGGAGACGCCTAGCGATGGACTTTAGCCTGTGCGCTTCACGCGGTAAGCCTCAGCCTGGCCAACTGCCACTAGGTCGGGACCGCGCAGTCGGCTTTCAACAACAACCTTCACAGTTTGCTGGCTGCTACTTTGGCCGTAGTTGCTAGGCACGGGGGAGCCCCCGCTAGCACCGCTCCCCCCGCTCCCGACACTACTTAGGCTACTGGCAATACCGCCGAGCGCCGCGCCTACCACGATAAGCGCTGCACCAGCCGCAATAGCTGAGAAGGGATTTGTGAAAGCGGTTTTTAAGCCCAGCATACCCACACCTACGGCCACAATTGCTTCCCCCAACTGCGTGGCCAATTTTCCTACCAGGCCCAGAATAGTAGCGCCAAAATTGCTCAATGTGGTCGCGCCGCTTGCTAACTGCCCAAGGCCTTCTAATAAGCCGGTAGCTAGGCCACTCAACCCGCTGGTTAACGCGCCGGTAGCAGCCGTGTTGATGTTGGCTAAGTCTGACATGGTCCGAAACTGCTTGCCTAGCTCTGCGACCATCGGGCTCAGTGGGCTTACACCCTGAGCCAGTAAGTTCTGGAGTGCGCTACCCATTGCGTTTACCTTGGCCCCGGCCGCATCAAAGCCGTTGCCGAAGAGCGTGAGCGAGTCATCTGCTAGTTTGAAGCCACTACCAATATCAAGCAGGGCGCCGTTGATTTTCTGCTGAAAATCTGGCGCACTCAAAATGGCCTGCATGTTCAGCTTCACTGCTACAGGCAACTCGAAGGGCTTCTGTTGCTTGGCATAGTCTCCCAGCAGTCGCGCCACATCTTGCGGTAGCGTGTCGCCAATAGTTTGCGGTATCAGCGATTTTACGTTTACTGGCTTCAGGCCGAGTTCACTGCTAGCTTGGAGTTTGTCGAAGGCCTGGCTAACACTTACCAGCTGCGTGGCGAATTCCCGAAATGCGCGCGAACTGGTACTCACACCGGCATCTACCAAGCTTTTCAGGCCGGTTTGCAGGGCGCCAGCTCGGCGCTCCAGCACCTGCAATTGCGTGGGTGCGTCACCTAGAAAGTTGTCGAGGGCCGAGAGCCGGGCAAGCTCAAGCCGCAGCTTGGCTAGCGCGTCGGCGGCTTTTTTGCTAGCTTTATCGGTGCCTTCGAGCGCAGCAATCTGCTTTTGCAGGCTGATAATAAGCGCATTGTCAGCTGAAATAGCACTGACATTCGTTTCTTTATCGCGCTGGTCCTGCACCTCTTTTAGCCGAGCCTTGAGCGCAGCCAGCAAGCCAATCTGCGCTTTTATGCCGTCGGTGCTTCCTGCACCAAGTGGGCCCAATTGCACGTTGTTGAGCGCGTCAAGATTGGCCCGCAGCTGCGGGAATACTGCGTTGAACTCGGTGGCCGACTTGCGCAGGGCCAGAATGGGGTTGGCTTCCTGCACGCGCACGGTGAAGCCCAGCAAATTGGCGATGGGGTCAATGAGCCCGTAGAACGCCTGACTAGCCCCATCGACAGCCTGCCGAAAGTCGCCGGTCAGCAGGCCATTGATGGCCGCAACAGCGCCGGCCACGGTGTTAAGCGCAGCCGCCACGCCCACGGCTGCCTCCCGAAAAATGGTGCGGAAGATGGTAGCTGCGGATACCATGTCGCCCAGGTTACTGCCAACGTTGGCCCGAATGGTAGCAAAGGCATCGCCGATGGCGCTGGCCGCCGACCTGGCGGCGGTGGCTAGGTCGCTGAAGAGCCCCGCACCCTCGCCACTGAAGTAGGCGGCAACGTCCTGCCAGTTCTCGTAAATCACGTAGGCCACAGCCGCCACGCCCAGGGCCGCCGGCACAATGGGAGCAAAAGCAGCCAGCGAGGTTACGCCCAGCACACTGAAACCCGCCGTGATGGCGGGCAGCGCCGCGCCCAGCGTGCCCACGGCCACCAGCACCGGCCCAACGGCGGCCACGATGCCGCCTAGCGCCACGATGAGCCCCTGCGTGCCCGGCGAGAGGCCGGCAAACGCATTGGCCGCCCGCTCTACAAAACTGCTCAACCCAGCCAGAATACCGGGTAGATTGAGCGCCTTGCTGATGCCGTCGCCGAACTTGGCCAGTGCCAGCGTGCTAGTATCTACGAAGTTTTCCAGGCTGTTTTTCAGCCCGCCCGTTACCTGGGGCAGCTTGGCCAGCTCGTCGGTCAGCACGGCAATAAAGTCGGTGCTGCTCTTGCCCTGTTTTGCCAGGCTAGCCGAAATGGTTTCCGAATCTACCGTGCCGTAGAGGCGTTGCAAGGCGCCCGAAACCGCTGGTGCAGCTTCGATGATGGGGCGCAGGTCCTGAGCCAGTACCTTGCCTTTGGCGCTGAGCTGGGCCAGCTGCACGGTCACACGGTCGAACTCGCTTTTGCCCCCGCCAGTAGTAGCGATGGCGTTGGCAAAAGCCGCGATGGATTTAGCCGACTGCTCGGCCGAAATACCCACCGCGCGCAGGCGCACATCGCCCTGCACGGCGCCTTCGAAGCCCAGGCCGGGTAGCTTGGCGATTTCCTGCAGCTGGGCCATGCGGGCCGTGGTCTGCTCGGCGGCCGCCCGTATGGCGCCTAGGCCTGTTACACCCTGCTTACCAAGTTCTTGCAGCGTGATGGCTTCCAAGCCTTTTTTCAGGCTCTCAATCTTGCCGCTAGCCGCCACAGCAGCCCCGCTGAACAAGGCCAGCGGGGCTGTGACATACTGCGTAAGGCTGGTGCCGACATCCTTTAGCCCCTCGCTGAACTTGACAAGGCCAGAAAGCTCGCGCCGAGCCTCGGCCATCGCAGCGCGAAAGCCCGAGGTTTCAGCCCCTAGTACAACGGAGACGCTTGCAAGTATGTCGGCCATTATCTTCTAAATCAAATCTTTGTCAAGCGCTGCCACGCGTGCCCACTCGGCTTCTACTTCTGCGGGCGTAAGCATGATTGGCGCCTCGGGTACGGGGTCCCCGTAGACCCACATGGTTTCTTCCTCGGTAAGGGCGGGCTCGCCCTCTGCCCGGTTGACGTTGAGCAGGATGGTGCCCAGCCAGCGCAGCGGGCGCTTATGGTCGGCCACTCGGCGGTGATAGCCGCGGCATCGACGGTCGAATTCTGAAAGAGGCATCTCCCAGAATTCGACCGCCGAGAGGGCTAATTCTCCGAAAGCGAAATCGAGGTGCTGGTGCCATTCTCGCTCGGCACTGAGGCGGGGCTGGGGGCTGCCTGCGGCGTCACTTTCGCCATGAGCGACGCCATCAAAGGGCCCACGCTCAGGCTCTCCTTAATGGCATCGGCCAGGGCATCAGTATCGCTCGGATTCAACTCGTCAATCAACTCGCCGGCATCGTCCTGCGTGAAACTCTCCTGGCCGGACACGTAGCGCTTCACGGCGCACGCGACCAGGGCCGTAGCAGCTTCGTTGAAATCAGTGCTGAGCAGCTGGGCGAACTCTCCGGTACCCAGGCCTGTAAGCTTGGTTACATCGCGCATCACGTTCATGCCGAAGCGCAGGCGATGCGGGGCGCCAGCAATTGTAATCGTGGCCTCGCCGCGGGCCGCGTTGGGGGTGGTGTTGACTTCCATGTTTGAGCAGAAAAGAGGTAGAAATGACTTTCGCCCAAAAAGCCCGCCCAGAAACTGAGCGGGTTTTTTGGACATGGGTAGCAAGAAAAATTAGACTACTACTGCCAACGGGCCGGTGCCTTGCAGCGAAAGCGCACCGGTGGCGGCGCCTTTGAGCTGGCCCTTCAGGTCATTGCCCGTGATGAAGCACTGGCCTTCGTAGCGCGTATCGCCGAGGCTGAAGCGCATGGTCATAATTTCCTGGTCGACCTGATACTGCACAAATTCCGCCACCGACACATTGGTATCGATATCGGCCTCCGTGATTTCGCGGGCCGTGAGGTTGGCCGTAGCGGCCCAGTCGTTCTGGCCTGGCACAAACTCTTTCCACCCCGCCGAGTCGGAGCAGGTGGCCTCGTCAGCCTCCGTGTTGATTTTGAGGCCGACGTCGCCCACGCAGCCCACTCGGACCATGGCCGTGCCAGTGGCGCCGGGCTTTTTGACATAAAAGGCCACGTCGCGGCCCTTGATTGGAGTTTTAGCCATTGTACTGATTGCAGAAAAAAGGTGAGAGGGTGGGTTAGGCCGCTAGCCCATCGAGTAGGTAATCCTGAGTGCGCAGAAAGCAGAGCGCGTTATCCTGAAAGCTTTCCTGGTAGGCATCGAAAGCGATGTACACCGCGCCCACCTGCTGCCTGTGCAAGGCCGTGCGGCAGGCGGCGTGGAGCTGCCCTATCTGGGCATAGGTTTTGGCGAAGAGGCTTACCTGCACCCGGGCGTCGTCGTCAAGGTCGCAGGCCATGGTGCTGTTGCCTTGGCCACTCACCACCTGGTAGGTGGCGTAGGGGTAGGGCGTGTTTTGCGGGGCGCGCAGCGGGTAGACGCGCTCACCCAGCAGCGCCACCACGTCGGCGTCGGCTTGCAGTAAGGTGTTGATAATTGCGCCAGGCTCCACTTACTTAAGCTTTTTGCTCTTCTAGAAATTGAATGAGGCAGGCGGCCTGCAATTGCCCTTGGGTTTGCACCTCGGTGGCAAGCCGTTCGGTTTCTGACTGGAAGCGCTCAGGCTCTTCACGGTAGCGACGTTCCCATTCAGTAAAGGCAGCAGCTAGCTTGCTGGGCGTGGTGGTGATGATGGGTTCCATTACTTGAAAACTGATTTAAACTCGTCCAGAATGATTGCTTTGCACTCGTCCTTGATGATGCCAATGGCCTCGTCTTTTTTGCTGTCAAAGGCTGGGCGCATGAAGGGCTTCGCAGTAGCGCCGGGGTGCTGCACTTCCTCGACAAACACGTTGCCGCGCAGGTGCAGCTGCCCGCCGGCTACCTTGGCCCGAATGATGTGCGGCGCCGTGCCGTACTCTACCAAGTGGCCCGCGTAGCCCTTGAAGCGCCCGCCGCGCCGGGGGCCGATGTAGACCTGCTCGCCCTTGCCCTGGCCCCGACCGGGCACCGTGCCGATAGCTTTCTGTAAGTCGCCATCCTCTTTCGGGGCTAGCTCCTTGGCTTTCTGAACGATGGGCTTAGCGGCCTTATTAAGGATGCCCCGCACCACTTTGTTACTGAGCTTCTTATCGCCAGCAAGCGCGTCGAGCACCTCGGTTAGCTCCGAAATACCAATAAAAGAGAGATTCCTACCCACGGCGATACGTTGTTAAGATGAGCCCTGCCTTGCGGCCAATTTCTTGCACGCCTGTAATAGCGTAGGTGGCCCCGTTGTAGACTAGTTGCCAGGTAGGCACCACGTCGGCCCGGTAGCGCAGCTGCCAAGTGCTTTGCTGCACGGCTGTGAGCTGGTCTGCTTGCAAAGCCTCGCTGCCAGTACCCGGCTTTTGCTCAGCCCAGACCTGCGCCACGTCGCTAAATAGCTGCTCCTGGCCTGCGCCACCGAACTGGTCGGCGGGCGCGGGCTGGGGCGCTTGCAGCGTAACGAGGCGGTCGCACTTGCCGAAGTTCATAGCGTAGGTTCGCGAAGCAGGTTCATCAGCATCTTGGCTGTGTGTGGCACTTCCGTCACGTTCAGCCCCACGGCCACCGTGGCCCGGTTCTCATACCAGTGGCCCAGCGTGAGCAGCACCCACTGCACACCCATGAGCTGCTCGCGTGGGCTCAGCACTGTGGGGTCTACAAAAACGGGCACCGTTGTCACGCCTACCGGCAGCGGCTCAGTAGGTTCATCTTCAGCTGGGAACCGCTTCTTGCTAGTGTGCTCAAACGTGGCCACCGCCGTGCTCAGGTAAATGCCCAGCAGGTCATCTTCCTGGCTGTCGGCTAGGTCGAGTTTGAGATGGGCTTTTACCTGAGCTAGGGTAAGCATGTTATCAGTTATTCTTCGTTTTCAGACTCAGTTTCGGGCGCACCTACCAACTCGGCGAATCCGCCGGTAGTCAGCAGTTCCACGTGTCCGGCCGTGAGGTCGGTCGTGTCACCGGGCCAGTAGGCGTAGCGGGGATGCGAGCGCAAAAACTTGACTTGCTGCGTTTCAGTAGATTTTTCACCCGTTTCAGGCTGACTTTGCTCATTCGCAGCCTCTTGCGCAGCTTTTTCGGCTGCTTTTTGAGCTTTAGCAGCCTTTTGTTCAGCAGTTTGGGACATAATATGGAGTGGTTGGGGTGATACCATCGCCCGACTGACTAGTGCCAGCCGGGCTTTTCGGGCTGGCCTACTCGGTGAGCAGGTCCTTCACGGCCGCAAACGCCTTGGGCTGGGCCGCCAGCACGTCGTGGAAGGTCTGGATGATGATTTCCACCTGGCCCTGCTTGGCCAGCGTGATGTTATCCACCGTGATGTCGAGCCCACCCCACTGCCCAATCAGCAGCTGACTCCAGTCGCCGAAAATGGCGGACGACAGCTTGCTGTTGCTAGTGCCCTTGCTCAGGTCACGCGGCACGTTGGTCGTCACCTGTACGGGATAGCCATTGAGCTCCGTGTTGCTGTTCATCAAAAACAGGCCCGAACCTTCGTCTACCTTGGTGCGCTTGAGCTTGGCCTTAGTGGCCACGTTGATGAGGTAACCCGACGAGTCGAGGGCCAGGTTCTGGCCTTCCACCAGCGCTTCTAGTAGTACCAGCGTGTCACGGTCGGGCGCCGCGCCGTTGGCACCTAGCACCAGTTGAAGAATGTCGCTGTAGTTGAGGATGCCAAGCGGCTCGTTATCCTGCCCGTCGCCGTTGATGGCCACGCGCTCCAGCTCCTGCACCACGCTCTTTTCCAGGTCAGAGCGCAGCAGTAGCTCAATGCCGGGTGACGTTTGAGCTAAGAACTGCTTGCTGCGACGCACCCACGTACCCATGCGGTGCGGAGTCATCTTGGCGTCCTTGAACTTCTGGTTCGACTTGTCGAGGGTCTCGATTTCGCCTTTGAAGGTCGATTTGGCACCCTGCGAGAGCGAGGGCACGCCAATATCACCCACTAGGCCCGTGAGGAACGTGGCACCAAGGGCGCGTAGCACCGACTTTGGGCGAGCTAAGTCGATAATGGGACGCACGGTGTCTACGGCCCTCACAGCCGAGCCATCCTCGGGCTGGGTGGGCTGGGTAATCGAGTTGTCGCGGCGGCTGAGTAGCATCTGCGGGATGCCTACCCCGTTCACGTCCTGCCCGAGGGAGCGAGCTTCAGCAACTGCTTGCTGGTGCATCTCGCGCTCGATACCATCGAGCGGCGCACCACCCGACATAGAGCGCACCACCTTCAGCAGCGAGTAGTTCGACAGGTCGCGGGCCTCCTGGGTGTTGTGGTTGTTGATGGGCTGCGTGTTGCCAGCAGCTTCCGCGTCCAACCGCTCCTGCTCTTCAGCTTGGAGAATCTGCGTAGCCAGGCTACGCACCTCGGCCATGGCTGCGTCGTAGGCAGTCGTTTCCTCAGCTGTCATGCTGCGGCTTTCGCCCTTGGCAGCATTGAAAGGGGTTTTAGCCCGGGCTAGGGCCGCATCACGCCGCTCACGCAGCTGTTGCAAGTAATTCATAATGGTTTTTGCAGAAAAAAGGTGAGAGGGTGAAAAGCTTAGTAGGCAGCTAGCTCCAGTTCGCGGGCTAGCATGTCGTCGTGAGGTGTGGGTGCAGCCCGCTCGCCATCTAAGGCAGCGAGCCACTCCTTCATTTTCTCGATTTCGGCCCCTTGATTATCAATAATAGCTTGACAAAAGGTGCGGATATCTTCGTTTTCTACTTTTTCAAGGGCTGTAGTAGCCATTTCGACGGCCATTTCATGGTGCGGAATCATGTCTTCTAAAAGCTTACGCTCCGCTTTTTCGGCATCCGTGAGGGCGCGCTTCGCCTTTTTCTTACCCTTCCCCATGCCTTTCATGCGCGCATCGGCTTCGTGCTCCTGCTGATAGGAGTCAAGGCTGCGCTTAGCGGCCGTCGCATCGGAGTAGGCGGGCGAGGTGACGGGGCACACATCGTAGACGGTGGCGATTTTGCTGACGGTGCGCACGTAGAGGTCGCCGCCGTCGGGCGTCTGCTCATTGTCCCACTCGCTGCCCCCCGAAGCGCAGGTGAACATGAACGAGGAGCCCACCACGTCGCCGCGCGTGATTTTGCGCATCACCCGCACGTGGTCGGGGTCAAGCGGATCGTAGGGGATGCGATAGCTCAGGCCGCCGTCCTGGGTGCGCGTGAGTACTAGCGTGCCGCTGCGGGTGTGGCCCAGCAGCACATCGGAGTTGTGGTTGAACACACCCTCGACATTGCTGTAATCAGCCTCATCCAGCGCGTGCGGGTCGATGGTTTCCACAAACCGAAAGCCAGGGCCGCCGAGCACATTAGAGCGCACGCCGCACACAATAGCTTGTCCTACAAAAGCCTCAGGCTCCTGGGCGCCGCCATCGGCAGCGCGGTACTCAATCGTGGGGGCGGTGCCGAGCAGCCGCATCTCGCGGCCTTCCGGCAGTTGGGGCAGCTTAATCATTTTCGGGCGCCGGGGGTGGCGTGTTAGCGGGTTTAGCGTTGCGAGCGGCTAGCGTTTCGTCCATCTTGTCGAGCGGCATCTGATTGACCTGTACCAAGGCCCGGTCACCGCCGTCAATGCGGTTACGCTCTTCCAGGGCGCGGGCCTCGTTGATGGTTAGGATGCCGGCCTGCACCAGCTTTTGCAGGTAATTGGCCCGGGCCGTAGCGTCGGCCCGCAGCTGGGCGCTGACGTTGTGCCGCCAGTAGGTATCGGTCACCTCCGAAGGGAGGAGAAGCTTCAGGCGGTACTCCTGTTCCTGGGCCAGCAGAATGGGCAGCAGCGTATCGCCCACGTAGTCGAGGCTTTGCTGCTCGATGTTGTTGTTCGTGCTGCGCTCTAAGTCGCCGATTTTGTGCGGCGGCATGCGGAAAATGCTGGCGATATCGGCCCGGGTGAGCTTGTGGGTACTGATAAACTCGGCATCCTCAGGCGTCAGGCTGATAGCCTTGTACTTCAACCCTTCTTCCAGCAACAGCGGCTTGCCAGCATTATCCACCCCCGAGTACTTGGCCGCAAACGAGGCCGAAAGCCGGTTGGCAGCGGCATCGCTAAGCGTCTTATCCATCTCCAGCGCTCCCGACGGCTTGGCCCCGTTCTGGTAGAAATTGGCGTGCGCCCGACTGTTGGCCAGGCCCTTACCGAATGTTTCACGGAAATAGTGAATGACACTGACGCCCATCATACCGTCGAGGCTCAGCCCTTTCAGGTGCAATACGTCATAGTCGGCGTACATCTTGGGGTCGCCATTGAAACGGTACCACAGCCGCCCACCCGATTTATAAGGGGTAGTTTCGTCGGGATGCTTGAACAGCAACTGCACCGGGCGCTGGCGGGGGCCACGCACAATCTGGGCGTAGGCATTACCTCGTAGCAGCGTCAGAGCCGTCATGGACTGCCGAAAGTGGAAGCTGCTTTGCAGCCCGCTGGCCTGTAGGTTGAGCAGGTTGTCGGCTGGGTGGCCGCTCACGCGCTCGCGGCCGGCGTCGGTGCTGCGAAATAACTGGCAAGGCAGCCCAGCCACGTCCTGGCTGATATTGTTGACGCAGGCGTAGGCGGCGGCGATGCCCATTACCGATTGCTGGGTAACGGGTACCGACAGCACCGGCCCGGTGGCCAGACCCAGAATGCTCAACAGCCGCGTATCATTGCTTTCGGTGCTGACCGATTCAACTACGCCCGCACTGCGCTGCTCACGTGCCTCTGATACCGCCGCTTGGAGCGGGGTAGCAGCAGACCGGGAAAATACATTATTCCAGAAGGACACGGGAGCGGGGCTTGAACTGTGTCAAAGCTCCGACCGCCCCTAGGCGGGGTGCAACGAAGAGCGGGGAAAAGCAGGGAAAGCGGCCTATAGCTGACGTAAGCCGCGCGTTTCATAAACACTTTCAGGCTGCCCCTCAAAGCCGCCCCAGGCCCCAACGGCCGTAATGAGAGCCACCGGCCCGTCAATCTTATTTTTAGCCTGCTCCTTGCGCGGATAAATATTGTCTTTCGCGTCCAGTACGGCCACGACGTTGCTCATCATCCACGTCATTACGGGATTGCCGTCGTGCACCAGTTGGTAGTTCTTGGCACTACGCTTCTCTTCGCTCGTAAGCGCGTCCTTCACCATGGCAAAAACGGATTTCATAGGCGCACTGAAGTTGGGCACCGTGTTGCGGTACTCAATAGTCTCGATACCTTCCTTCTGAATCTCGGTGGCAAACTTCTTGGCCTGCCAGGGGTCATAGGCTAGGCCCTTGATGTGCACCACGCTAGCAGCGGCCCGCAAATCATCCTGAATTAGGTTCTGGTCCGTCACGTTACCGGGCGTGAGCGTCAGAAACCCGTCGATGGCCCAGCCGGCGTAGTGGGCGCCCTCGCCAGTTTCGGCCTCAGCCTCGGGCAAGTAAAAGCGCGGAATAACTACCACCTGATTGCTGCGAATGATGATAAAAACCAGGGCCGCGATGTCAGTAGAATTAGCCAAATCCAGCCCAACGTAGCACTCCTCGCCGGCGTAATCTTCCAGCTTCAGGCCAGGGCTGGCGCAGGTTTTCCAGGCTATCATATTCATCCAAGCGGCCTTGGCGTTGCGCCAGACATTCAGGCGCTTTGTAACAAAGTATCCCTCCTTGGTCGAATCGGCCTTAGCCTCAGCCGCTTCAGCAGCGAACTTCTTGGGGTCGATGGAGACGCCCCAGTTTGGATTGGACTTTGGCCACACCGCCGGGTCAGTCCAATCATCTTCCTCGTCGATGGTAAAGACAATGGCAAAATAGTGCTCGGCGTCTACTACCTCCTTCAATATTTTCACGCACAGCGCCCGTGTGTTGAAGCACACGCCAGCCAGGTTAAAACCGGCGGTAGTAATCTGAAAAAGCATAGCCTGGGCCCGGGCCGCCATGCTGGTTTCCATGTTCTCCACCAAGTCGGGCTTCGGGTGGGCGTGCAACTCGTCAGCGAGCCCGAAATGGGTGTTGATGCCGTCCTGGTTGCCGCCCTTTTCCTTGCTGAGCGCCCGGTAAATACCGCCGTTCAGCTCGCAGTAAATGGTGTTGGCGCTCACCTTCACCCCTAACTCGCGCTGCAAATCGGGTGATTTCTCCACCATTTTGCGGCTGACCTCCCAGGTGATGGCCGCTTGCTCGCGCCGGGTGGCGCCCGAATATACCTGCGGGCCCTCCTCACCGTCGGCGGCCAGCATATACAGCGCCAAGCCCGAGGCCAGGGCGCTCTTGCCGTTCTTCTTGGCCACCTCAATGTACGCTTTTACAAAGCGCCGGTTACCATCCTCTTTCAGCCAGCCGAATAGGCAAGTAATGATAAATATTTGCCACGGCTCTAGAATGAGCTTCAGCTTTTTCTTGGCCCACTCACCCTCAATGTGGGGCAGCAGTTCAATAAAGGCGCAGGGTTTGGCCGCCTCTTCCTCATCAAACCAGTAAGGGAATTCGTCGGTGCCCTCGCGCTGCAGGTCGTTGCGCTGCCGCTGGCAGGCCAGCTGCACTAGCTCACACGCCAGCACGCGCCCGCTGAGCACGTCTTCAATATACTGGTTGGCAATGGCAATGTAGTTGCGGGGCTTGCTCATCGACGGCAGGTGCAAAGCGCCACAGCCTTTCGGCAGCCGCAGCAGTGAAGTTCTTCCCGCCAGCTACGCGAACAGCCCATATAGGCCGCCCACGCGTTGCAGGTCGGACAAATCTGTTCGCGGCGTTGGCCTCGGCGCACCAGCTCAGCCTCTATCTGGGCCGTAGAATGTTCAGACAAGTTACTCATTTACGAAATGCGGCAAAGCCGCTTTTAGCATCTTCCTTGGGTTTCTCCGGTGCGCTGATGCGCGTGCGGCTAGCCGGGCTAAAGCCGAATTGCTGGCCAATTTTATTGACCTTCTCGGTAGCATCCGACAGGATGGCCACCCAAGGCGAGCGCACCTGGTGCGAGCCGTTGGCGGTGTGGCGCGTTTCGGTTTTGCCGTTCAACTCTAGCTCTTCCTCTGCCTCCAACATCAGGGCCACTTGATAGCAGTAGGCGCGCAGCAGGGCGAGGTCAACTGTCGCCAGCATGCCCTTGGCGTGCAACTCCTGCGCACACACTTTCCAGCATTGTTGCGCTGCCTCTGGCCGCAAGTCATCTGGGGGTGCTGGCAGGTCCTTGGTAGGGTCGAAGTCCAACGCGCCCGGTGCCTCGCGGTCCCGGCGGTGCGTGCCCTCTAAGAGCTTCTGACGGGCTGGTTTGGGGGGTGGGCCGGGCATAATGCAATAAATGTTTGTAAAATACAATCTATGAAAAAACACTCTAACCTGACAGCGTGAAAATTTGACTCAGGGCTACGGTCTAGCGATGACGACGCCTGAAGAAAACACCCCCCTTGGGGGTGTTTTCGGCTCTTCTGCGGGCACCAACACCTCCACTTGCTTCACTACCATTAGAATGGGGTCGCCAGTCTTCTGGCAGGTGCCCCAGTGGGTCGTATCGGCTGGTGGGTAGGCAAAAGGGATGAACTCAACCGCTAGGTGGTCACCTCCACACCGTGCGCAGTGCGTAACGCTGGTAGTAAATCGCTTCATGGTTGGGCTGACTGAATGGTTCGCTCTGACGCACTCTTGCTTTGGTGGCAGGGGCGGCACAGCGACTGATGATTAGCAGGGTCGTAGAAGGCACCGCCTAGCCGCACGGGCGTGATATGGTCGGCCACTGTAGCGGGCGTAGTGCGGCCCTGCTTGGTGCACTCCACACAGCAGGGGCAGCGCTTGAGCTGGGCTAGTCGTGCTGCCTGCCAGCGGGCGGTGCTGTACTCCGGACTGCGGGCTGCGTGGGGGGCGTACTCCCGCTTGGGTGGGGTAGGTTGCCAGGGGCGGCGCTTAGCGGGTGGCAGGCTGGGCATAGCTAGGGGTATAGGCGGTAGGAAGGAAGCATGGGATAGTAGCCTTCGTAGGCGGGCAGGCCAGGCAGCAGTTCTAGCACCAGGGGCTTTTGGGGCTTTACTAGGCCGCGAGGTAACTTCATGCTGGCGATGCGCGGGCGGCTGCCGACATACCACGCTACCCGGCGCTTGGCTTGCGGGCGTAAGTCCAGGTGCCAGTAAGGGCTGCGGCCAGAGGGCGGGATGAGGTCGATTGGCTGCCGTTGCTTTAAGCCCAGCTTATCGGCCAGGGCACGGCTAAGGTAAACGCGGTACTGCCCGTCGTACTCGCGGCCGATGTAGCATACGCGTAGCGTAGGCAGCAAATCAATGGGCGGGGGCAGGTGCTCAGTGGGGTTGTAGGCGGGCGGCATGGGGGCAGAAACTAGGTGGTGGGTAAGTAGTCAGGCCGCTTTTCCAGTTCAGCTGTGATGGCGGCTAGCAGCCGCTGGCTGCGGGGCGGGCGGTACTTCATGCCGAGCAAGGCCTTGCGGTAGGCGATGAGCCTGGGCGTGGCGTGGGCCGCCGGGCGGGTGACGTAGGCGCTGGGGTTCATCCCAAGTATTCCGTTAGCAGGCTGATGAACTCAGGCAGGCTGCGCACCACCTCACAGCGGTAGCCCTGCTGCCGTAGCAACTGGTGCCAGGCAGTCTGAGCGGGTGCTACGCGGCCAGTGCGGGTTTTGAGCTCGATGAAGAGGCCGGCATACTGCCACACGCCATCATCTTTTTGCCACGCCAAGAAGTAATCCGGCACCCCCGCCTTGGCGTGCTGGGCCTTGAAGCTGGCGCCTTCCACAGCAGTCCGTAGGCCGCCGTTAGGGATGTGAAAGAAAACGCGGTAGGCAGCGCGGTTATAGTCCTGCAGCCACAGCCCACATTCCTGACCCAGGCGGGCCTCGGAGAATAGGGCTTGCGCCTCGGGGGTGGGCATGATGTAGCGGGACTCGGGGGCCGTAGTAGCCTGGCCAAAGTCGGGGCCGGTGAGGGGCGTGAAGGGGGCGGCCATTATGATGCGCGGTAGAATATTTCGGCCCGAGTCAACAAGTCCATCACTTCGCGCTGCCCAACGTTCTCTGGGTTTTGCTGCATCCAAAAGAGCAGAGCTACTGAGGCAATGGCTGGCCCGCAGTTGTAGCCACTCTTTGGGGTATAGAGCATAAGCCCACCACCCATGCTGACGAAGTAGACCTCTCGACGAGCTGGCCCCACGAACAGCCGGGCGCCTTCCTCCACATCTTTGAAACTCTCTTTGTAGCCGTTGCTCAGTAAAAAATCTACTAGCTCATCATTGGCTAGAAAATGGGTTGGGATGGCTTGGTATTTCATGGATTTAGATGGTTAAAAAAGTAGGCACCAGAAAGTAGGCACCAGGAAAAACCGCGTTTGCGATATTTTAAAGGGTGTTTTTTGGGCTTGGTGCTTACTTTAGAGTAGGCACCAAAACCTTTTACTATAATTTTATTTTTTGTATTTTACTTAGTTACTCGCGTTTGAAATAGGATATAATTAATAATAAGGGGTGTTATTCACTATAGAGAAAGTTTTGGTGCTTACTCCAGAGTAGGCACCACCCCTAAAAAAATGCCCTTACTAGTGCGCTAAGGCGGTTTTTGGGTGGTGCCTACTTTTGGTGCCTACAATTCGAGGGTTAGTTTTTCCTCCTGTCCGGGCAGTGCGAAGTAGGTTTTAAAGCGTTTGTCGTCGCCGTAGCGGCGGGCCGCATTCCTCACCTTCACGAAGCCGTACTGCGTCATCTTTTTGCCCAGCGTGATGGCCGTAAGGCGTTTGTCGGCAGTCTGCTTCTGGTAAGCCTCCAGCACCTCGTCGAGCCACAGCGGAGCGTCCTTGCCCTCGGCCGCCTGGGCCTGGGCCAGCTGCCAGAGGTCGGTGGCGAACTCGTGGAAGGTCACGCCTACATCCTGCACCAGGCCGCGCGCGGCGATGCTCTCATCGTGCAAAAGCAGCAGGCCATTGGCCAGGTAATCCTGGACCCACATCAGGGCCAAGTTGAAAAAACGGTTATACTCGGCGGAGTCCCAGTACTCGCCAAAGAAGCCAGTGCCAAACTCATCCTTCGGCGTGAACTCAGCAGAGTAGCGTTTAGTCAGGGCGATATCTACCCGCCGGCGTAGCGTGCTGTCATCATCCCCCGTCACCACGTCGTTGGTGGCAATAGAGAATTTAGGTGAATCCTTGAAAGGTATGGTTTTCTTAGCCTGGTACTTGCGGTTGATGGGCAGCCCGCCTGTGATTTCCGAGAATAGCACCGTTAGTGGGTTGCGCTGCGGGCGCCACTCGTCGAAGAATACCACCTTGGCCGTGTCACTCACTTCCTCGTAGCGGAAGGCATCGCGCAGGTCGAACGTTTCGCCTTTGAGCTCTGCTACTTCTACCAGCTGGGCCACTGCCTGCATCAGCAAACCTTTGCCTGTGCCGCCACTACTCTTGCCTACCTCGCCGATTTTATCCATAAAAATCACGCAACGGGCATTAGTGATGTCCTTATAGGAATGGCTGAGGTAGCCCAAGGCGCGCTGTAGTTGACTCAGCGGTTCGGCCGAGTCACCGGTCACCCGCTGGGTAAAAGTGAAGAAGTCACACTGCTTTGCCGCATCATCGTTGAGCCACACGAAGGGGTGCGTCCGGCGCTGGCTGGCGTGAATCAGGCCAGGTAGTTCGGCGTAGGGGCGCGGGGTGCGTCCGGCGGCTGTGGTCTCTACCCAGCAATTTTCAAAAAACGTGTAGCAGCTGGTGGCCCTGTCCCGCACGAACTCGCCCGTAAGTGGCTCAAGCAAATGCAACAGTTCCTGGTCGAAGGCCCCGCGTAGCTGAGTCAGTAGCAAGTCCATGATGCGGTCGGGCGTCAGGTCCTCGTCGAACTCATCGGGCAGCGTGCGCACGAACGCCCGCACATGATGCTTGATGGCTGGCCGCTCCATCGGGAAAACGATGTTGTCGAGCACCCGCAACAGCAGCACATCCTTGCCATCGGGCATAGCGCGAAACCCTTCGGCGTGTAACCAGGCCAGCAGCTTATCACGGTCAAGGTCGAGCTTATAGCCATCACGCTTGGGCGTAGGCTTTTTCTTCCAGAAGGTGAGTAACTCAGGCGTTACATTCAAGAAGATGTTACTTACCGCTGGGGCTAGTAAAGTAGAGCTAATGCCTTCGCGGGCAGCTAGTCCTGCCGTGATAGCATCGGCACCCATGCCCTCGGCACGCCGCTCACGCACATAGAGCCGAGTAGAAGTAGGCAACAGTGGAAACTCGGCGCCCTTGCGAAAGCCGGAGCGGATGGCTTCCTCCGCATTTTTGACACTGGTCACGTTCTCTTTTGCCAGCACAGCACTCATGAGTGCATCAAATGCTCGCTGCTCATCGACGAAGCCGCTAGCGATATAGCCGCCTAAGAGGTAACCAGCATCTGCCACCTTTTTGTGTTTGCCACCATCTACAGCATCTCGAATCATGCCGACTGCCACCGCAATTTTATCGGCTTCGAAGTCACGCACGGGCGCTGCTGGCTCGACCGGCTGGGCGCGGGGCGGGGTAGTCTTAGGCTTGGTATCCTCTACCAGCTCGGCAAAGGTCTCGGCACCTTCGTTGATGCGCAGGGCCGGGTCGTAGCTCACGAAGCGGGCCCGTGACACATCCTTGCAGCTTTGGTCGATGCGCACGCTAAAGCGCTCGGCGTAGTAGGCCTCCAGCGCCCGAAAGCTGGCTAGGTGGTGGGTGGTCGGCACCGGCACGATGACGCACAGCCCCACACCGCCGGTGCTGGTAAATACGGCGTAGGTGTGCTCGTCAGCTTCGATGGCGGTTCGGACACGTGTCCAATCCGTGTCTGGGTTAGGCTTGGCGTCGAGGTCCAGGCTCATAAAGCCCGAGTGCTCGACGAGGCCACCCACCGCCCGGCGCTCAAAGGTGCCGGACGGGGTGAAGTAGGGCAGGGCACGCTTGGCCGCGTCGTAGGCGTCGCTACCAGCTTCGTGCTGGCGCACTGCCTCAACAGCCTCACGCCACTGGCCACTGGCGATGCCGGCCAGCACCTGCGCCAGCTCCAAGTGCTGGCCGCCGGTGGTAGCGGTGATTTTGGGGAAGAGGCTAACCATGGACATGGGTGGGGAGCGCAGCTACAGCCGCTAACCAGCGCTTTGCACAATCAGGGCAGGCGTCAGCTGGTGGGGTAGGTTGGGAAATGAATTCGTTCTGGCCGTTGAGCTTCAGCACTGGCCCGCCGCTATTGAGCATGCCACAGGCTGTCTGATACCAGCCGTTGGGCGTACCCCAGAAGTGCGACTGGTTGTAGGCACCCATCAGCGCCACGGCCCAGCCAGCACCTAGGCTTTGCCAAGTCAGGCGCAGCGGGGGCGTGGTTTCGTCGAAAAGAGATAGCTGACTCACGCCGCCACCTCCTTTCCTTGCCCTAGGTAGTTGACCTTGTATTCAAGTTGATGACTCTCCCAACCTGGTTTGTAAGAGCAGAGCCGGCGAACCTGCACCCACTGCTCCTGGCTCCACTGCCAGGGGCTCACAGTCTCCAGCTCGGGCGGCAAGGCCTTGAACCGCTGGCGCTTCTTCACCGTAGGCGGCAAGAAGCTCAAGCCCCCCACGCGCGTGATTTCCACGAAAACCGCCTCTTCGGTCTTACCCCGCTCATCAGGCCACTCGTAGCCGCAGCCCTGGCAGGACCGGCGGCCGGCGTGCTGCATCTCGCCGCAGCTGGGGCACGACTTCACGGGCACCGTGCCGACGGTCAGGCCTTTGCGTTTCTTCTCAGGCGCTTCCAGCGTGTACTCACGCTCATCCTCCCAAAAGCCGTGCGTCTTGAGGTTCTGGCCCATGTCCAGCACCACGAAGTTGGGTTTGTGGCTGGCCGCAATAGCTGCCACGCGGGCCTCGTCATTGGCCTCGGTTTGCCCTGCGATAGGCCGGGCCCCGCGCCCTACCATTTGAATGTAGAGCGCTAGGCTAGCGGTTTTGCGATTTATAATGCAAACACCTATAGATGGAACATCAAGTCCTTCTGTAAATAAATCGGCATTGCATAATACTTGGTATTTACCAGCCTTAAAATCAAGCAGTATTTGCTTGCGCAAGCCGGGAGGCGTTTCGCCATCCACATGCACGGCACTAATACCTTCTTCCTGGAAAGCCTGTGCAGTTTTTTCGCTATGCTCGACATTAATGCAATAACAAACGCATGGCCGATTTTCTCCGAAGTTTCGGTAATTAGTAACGACACCAGAATAAAGCGCGCGTTTATTAAAACGCCGAAACATATCATCCGTGTCGTAATCATTACCCTTCATTTTGATATTATCGACATCGGCCTGTGGAGCATAGTATTTAGGCCGTAGCAGAAAGCCGCGCTCAATTGCTTCGCTAATACCAATGGGCGCCACCATGCTGTCGAATTGCAAGCCCATCGGCTTTTTATCGGTCCGCCACGGGGTAGCCGTAAGGCCGATAATGCGTGCACCAGCTGCTTTGGCAGCTTCAATAATCTTGGCATAACTGGCGCTTACTGCCCGGTGTGCCTCATCAATAAAGACGAGGGTACGCGGCCCGAAAGCCTCATGCGGCTTTAGCTCAGGCAGGCGATTAATGAGCGTGAGCAGCATAGCTGCTTGCACTGGCCTGCCGTGATGCTTCCAGGCCTGCGCACTAATCTCTCCTACCGAAAGACCAAAAAGCTCCGCCCGCTCACGACCTTGAGCTACCAGCTCAGTGCGGTGGGCTACAAAGTAGGCGCGGCTGCCAGCTGCTACAGCAAGTTGCGCAATGAGTGCAAAAACAGTGGTTTTGCCCATGCCAGTCGGCAGCACGGCTAGCACTGATTTGCTGCCAGCTTTGAAGGCTTCGCGGATTTCATTGGCTGCTTGCAGCTGGTAATCGCGGGGCGGTGGGGCCTTTACCATAAATTCAATTGATTTAAGGTTAGGGACTTACTGCCTGTGCCGAGCCGATTCTTGTTACCCATATTGGCTGCACTAAGGTTGGCGCAATGCTCAGCGGTAAAGGGCTGGCCTTTGCGCGCTGCACTCATCTTGGCCTTAGTTTCAGCAGTATGTGGCTGGGCGAGGGCCGTGCGCAGCTCGGCGATGGCCTGGGTTTGGTAGGGGCGGAGTTGAATGCTAGACACTGGCCACCTCCTTTCCTACTTGACGAGCCAGCCATGTTTGAGCCATCACGTGCTCATCGGCGAAGTTTTCCAGCACCCCAGGCATCCGGTAGATATTGCCGATAGCTACCCTTTTGACAACGAAGCGGCTGATGTCTGGCCATGTGCAAACGCGCAGCTTTAGCTCATCACGGTCAGGACGCATCCAAAGAGTGTCGAGTAGTGTACCCTCGAAAGGCTTGCCAGAATCAGGCTGCACTCGAACCAGGTCACCAGCCACCAATAGCGCCCAGCCACCGGGCCGAAAGCCCAGGCCCTTTGGGTAGGCCAGCGGCACCGCTGGCAAGTCGCTTAGACGGTATTCGTACCCGCCTATAGTAAAGGCCAGCGTACCATCGGTTTGGCTTCGGCTAATGCGGGTTAGCACGCGCTCACCCTCCGGCCAGTGCGGTAGTTTATGTGGGAAAAGCACCGATACCATCAAGCCAGGAACCGCCTGATAGTAATGCTCAATAGGGTAGCCAGGGGCTGCACCCTGCATACGGCTAGAAGCTGGTCCGCCACCTTCACGCGCAACGCGCGCCTGTAGCGAGGTGCAGGTGCTTGGGGCCATGCTTACGCGGCGTACCGGCAAAGCGATTTCTGCCCCGAAAAGCGGTAGTTGGTGCATCTTCATTGCTTCACCTCCTTCACATAATCAGGCAGCCCCGCCGGCAGCGGGTAGTGCGCGCCCTGGCCGGCCCGGTTAGCGCCGCAGCAGTTGAGCAGGCGCTCGCACACGGCAGGCACATCGGGCCGGGTTAGAAAGAGGTCGAGCAGCGCCTTGGTCGCCACCACGTCGGGCATAGCCCGGTGAGCGGCACCCGTCCATTGAATGCCATAGTGCTCGGTCAGCTTGCCCAGCGCATAGCTGCGCAGGCCAGGCGTCAGCTCCACGGCCAGTGTCTTGGTGCAGAGGAAGCTATTGGTAAAGTCTACGCCCAGCGCTCGCTGGCTAGCCTGGTGCAGCCAGCTCACTTCAAAGGCTGCATTGTGGGCCACCAACACCGAGCTACCAAGCAGCAGCATGAGCTTGCTCAGGCACTCGGCTTCAGGCAGCCCGTGGCGGTCCAGCGTGTCGGCGGTCAGGCCGTTCAGCTTTACGGCATCGGGCTCGGGCGCTACGTCGCTTTTCACCAGCACTGCCAGCGCGCCAGCCAGCTTGCCATTGCGGTAGCGGCGGGCAGCAATCTCGGTGATGCGGCCGGTGAAAGGGTCGAGGCCAGTGGTTTCGAGGTCTACGACGGTGAAATCAGAAAGCATAGGTAGCTGCTGTAGGAGCGGGCTCCGGTTGACAGTAGGAAAGGGGCCGCGTCTGCCCGTCGGGCCAGAGGGCCGTGCCGAGGATGGCAAGGGCTAGGATGGCCAGCAGGCGGGTCAGCACCCACCGCGCGGCGGCACTGAGTTGGCGGGTAGGCTGGGGCTGGGCAGCGGTGCGAACGGCGGGGCTAAGCATTGGGCTGGCCTCCTTTCACCGTTGGGGCAGCGGGTAGTGGTTGCCAGTGGGTTACACTCTCAGGCTCATACCCTTCTTCGCTATTCACTTCCCATTCCCAGCGTTCTAATGGCGGCCCGTGAAATGTTGCGGAGTAACGCACAAGTGTATAAGCACCAACCTTCTTGGCACCTGATTCAATACAGAATAATACCGGCAAGTCTCGCTCCGGCAACCCTTCCTCAGCCGCTATCCACTTCGGTGCTTCTGCTATCAGCTCACTATAATGGTTGCCGACAGTGGCGCAAGCATCCACTAGCTGCTTATTATGTGCCTCGGCCTGCCACACGCGGGCCAGCAGGGCGGTGCGCTCGGTAACCACGGCGCCGATGAACGCATTAAATTTTGCGTTTACATCATCAGCAACTTGTTCAGGCAGTTGGATATACAAATAACTTACGGCCTTGGCTACTGCGCTAAAAGTGGGAACATCACCCAGCCCGCCACCACCTGGTCGGGTATTGTAATCCTCAGCCAGCACCTCGTCGCTGGCGGGCGCGGGCTGGCTGTAAAGAATGGCGCGAGCATCCTGTATTAACATATTGGCTACACCGTGCCGCCCGGCCTCATTTTCTGAGGTAGCTTCTTGAAGCTTAGCGATAAGCTTGTCTTTGTCCTGAGTAGTCATAACTTTGTGAGCTCTGAATTATGAATGGGCAATTGATTGAGAGCCGCTAGGGGTCGTATCCTTAGCGGCTTTTGGTTTTTCCGACAGCCAGCACACGCTAGCCAGGCAGTAGGTAGCTGGGTGCGTCGGGTGGGCCGTAAGCCAGCCCGCGCGTAGTAGGGCGGTCAGCAGGGCCGGCGCGGTCAGCCGGCAGTTTTTGAGGCCAGCGAGCCGCCGCTGAAGCGTGGCTTCGGTCAGCCACACGTCTTGGTCGAAGTGCAGCAGCACCCAGGCGGCGAACTCGCTGGCGCTCATGGGTTAGAAAGGCAGGTCGTTATCGTCTACTGGCGCCAGGTTCTTGGCCTGCTCAGGCGTGGGCGCGGCGCCCGGCTTTGGCTGCGTGTCGAAGGGGTTGCCGCCGTCGATGAGGGCCATCAGGTTCACGGGGCTTGCATCGACTACCGCTTGAATGTCAGCAGGCAGCGGCCCCGGCTTGCCCGGCATCACGGCGTATTTGGTTTCGAGGCCCTTGCCCGACTTCTTGATTTTGAGGCTGTACTGGCTAGGGTGCCCCCACTCAGAGTCATTTGACAGGCCGATGATGGCATCACGGATTTGGGCCTGTGTTACCTCCCACAGCTCGACTTGCTTAGTGCCGATGTTGTAGATGGCCATAGCCCAGAATTCTTTTACCTTCTCGGGCTTGCCGTCCTGGCCGGTGCGAATGTCAGCGGGTTGGCCAGGGTGCTGGAGCGAGCGCTTGGGCTTGCCATCGGCGCCCCAGTACACGAAGCCAATAAGTGGCTGCTCGCTGAGGATGCGCAAGCTGTTATCGCCATCGGCGAGCTTGGTGAAATTGCCGCCGCCGGTTGAGGTGGGCGCTACGTAGTTTGCAGGAACGAAAGAAGCTGTCATGATTTTTGTGAGTTTGCCCGTAGGCGGTTGAGGTGGAATTGGCAATGCGGCGGCGAGCCACGGCTTAAGGCGGTTGCATAATCCAGGAAGTGAGTGGGTTAGTGGAAGTAGCGGTAGCCGATGATGAGCACCACCGCAGCGGCTTCGATGAGCAAGGCATTGCGCACGCCCCGCAGTAAGAGGTTATTCATGGGGCTAGGCGGCTACGCAGGCCAGTAGAGAGGTGGGAGGAAAGAGACTAGTGGAAGTGGTAGACTGGGCTGGCCTTATGGTGCCGGTCGCTTAGTTCGTCGCAGGCATCAAGCGGCAGGGCGAAGCCGGCCGGCATATAGTCATTCAAGACATTCGCTCGTTTGAGTGCCCATCGCCACGCCCACGCCAAGCGTTCTTGGCAGAGGCTTTTGAGAATAAGGCGGGCGGCGGCGCGGTGCATAGCGCACTCCCGGCCGCTGGCTAGCAGCTGTTCGGCGGCTAAGCCCACGACAGGGGCCGGAATTGAGGCGAAAGACAGCATGGGGCGGGCAGCGAAGACGTGAGAGGGGAAGACTAGGCGGCAGGGGGTTGGACCATCTCGGCCGAGCCCACCACGGCCATGCCTCGGCTGGCAGCTTCGCGCCGCCGCAGCTCCTGCCGGAAGGAAAGCGACCCATCGGCTAGCATCTCGGCGGCCTGGGCCTGGGTGTAGCGGTCGAGGTTGAGCAGCATCTTGGTCTTTTCCCAGCGCTTGCAATAGAAGCTGTTGTAGAGGCGCTGCAAATCCTCTTTCTGCTGCTGCGTGGCGAATACCACAGGCAAAAGCGGATAAGCCACGTGCAGCCGGGCGGCTAGCAACCCCAGCACCTCATCAGCCGTGTCGCCGTAGTCGAGGCTGAAGTGGCAGTCGAGCGGGTTGCGCTCGGCGGATGGGTCCCAGGTGGTGAGCCAGAACTGGTAGGCGCCGCTGCGCTTGCGCGAAGTCTGGGCTTCTACTTCAAAATCAGTTTTGCCAGCGGCAGCCAGCAGGGCCAGGGCGGCGGTGGTGAAGTCGTCGAGGTGCATGGAAGTGGGTGCGTTTTGTGCGTTTTGAATCTTTTGCAAATCTATACTACAAAAGCGTACAAATGATGCAAAGGCGGGCAAAATTTTTTCAGCCCTACACTGCGAGCCCTAAATCTTCGAGCTGCATCTCTAATTCTGATAACCGATTTTTTGCCTGCTCAGCACTGGAGTCCAGTTTTCGCACAACTATTTTGAGCGCTGCCAGCACGAGCGGATTGCTACAACGGCCATTCATAACGTTACGAATGTGGCTTTTTGAGCACTCTGGGAGCAAATTGTGAATATCTTTTGCGTACGGCCGGCCGGCTAGCCTTTCTCGCAAAGCGCTCATTTCAGCCTCGTAAGAGGGCTGCGGCGTAGCTGGCGCTATTTTTTTTGTGTGAGGCATAGTGGTAGAATAAATATTTCTTTGCAACCTTTGTAGTGCCTTGTAGTTAAAAAGGCAAAGGCGCACGGCCTTAGAACGCTAAAAGATTCACCAAAGATACAAAGGCGTACAAGCTTTACAAACTTAATTGCTCACTATTTTTTCACTGTTATGGAAAAGACACTAGGTCAGCAACTTACTGCCATGCGAGAGGCGAAAAGTATGACGCAGGACGAGCTAGCCGAAAAGTCGGGCGTAAGCCGCCCACAGATTTCGCGCATAGAGAACGATGAAATTGATGCCCCCCGGCGCGCTACGCTGAGCAAACTAGCCGAAGCACTAGGCACGGATGCTTCTGTGTTCCTGAGCCCAGCAAGCCCCGCCCGCCGGGTAGCCCCGGCCGATGCCCCAGAAGCTGAGAACCTGGCTCAATTTGAAAACGTGGTGCTGCGCGAGCAAATCGAGGAGCAAAACGAGAAGATAAATACCCAGGCGCAGCAGCTAGCCAAATACAAGGCGTTGGTTGCCTACCTAAACGCTGAACTGGGAAAGTTCGGGGGTAGCCTGGAAGCAGCCCTGCATGGCTTAGTACCGACCGGCCCGCGGGCCGGTCGGTTAATCGCCGCGGGCTAGGCTACTCAGTTGCCCGTCTGGCACCATAGCGGGTGTCGTAATCAGTTACAAACCCAACAGCAAGGCGAGCAAGCTGCTAATTATTAATCGTTTACGGGACGGGTTCCCTGACCCTCCTTCTCTGCTAACTATTTTGGCAGTAGCCCGCTGGTAGCCCCGGCGGGCTTTTTCATGCCCGCGCCGGCCGGCTAGTCAGTAGCCGCTAGCCCCGAAGTACTTGCGTAAGCGTGCGGC